CACATGATGGATATTGAGCCCAAACACATCTATCAAGGATATCATGGATTGCTTTAACAGGTTTAACGTTTCTCGCCTGATGAGGTACCTCCGCACTACCAATCAATCCAGTTGAATGTATTGGATTAATTGGTCCACTGTCTTGTGATTGAACGAATTGATTATGCACCTGAACGGCAGCTGCTGTACCCGTCAAGTTAGAAAATCCTCGAATCACAGTGTTGTGTCTATCATTATAGAATTCTTGACTGATCAATTGAATCTTATGCTCCATTCGAGCATCAGTGCCCCCACTTAAAGGGTGGGATTCATACGAATGAATTCTGAACCGATGACGATATACTTTTGTGGGTCCATTATCTGTTCTTGGGGATTCAAATTCTAGGTAAACAGGCACTGTTGGACCAAGCATGTACTCAAATGAGTTTTGCATGGTCTCAATTACAAGTTGTCCAGTAAAATAGAACTTGCAAATGTCTTCGTAAATACGTAACTCTTTGACATGAAAATTGTTAGGTAAATAACTAATGTCATTGATCGTACATACGTTTAAACTTGCTTTGGTTGGTTGAATTGCACCTTTTGCCATATTATTCTTGTACTATCCTCGTAACTGGATCCATGTCTTGTTGAATCTTCTCAAAAAAATCTTGCAATAACAAGTCTTTTACTTCTGATCCAACCAGACGAATGTGTTTTTTCTGTTCGTTCAATTCTTGTTCATAATCAAAAAATGATATTGGAGACCAAAATCTCTCTTCATCTTCCGTGACGTTTTCTTGTACCGTGGTTACTGCATTTGCAGTTACATTTGCTCCAGTAGTCTCTCCAATTATATATTTGGTCACCGATGAATTGGCTGACGTATTTCCGGAAACGTTTTGTACACGAATCGTTGTTGTATTCGCGTAAATTAATTGAGCAGTACCAACTGTATTTGTACCTGTAGTGCGGATATCTACAATCTCATTATTGGTGAATGCTGTAGATCCATTATTTGCTGATATTGTAAAATCTAAGATTCTATTTGTATTGATAGTAATATCTTCTTGTTTACGTTTATATGAAAGAACCTTCGTTCCATATGGAGCCCAGACTGGTGAGTAATATTTCTTCCATTCATTCGCTAGATTGTTAGTGTAGAATGACAATGATAGCTCATTATCGTCAGTTGCCCAATTGTTACGATATTCTTTGATTAGTTTAATCGATCTTTCAATTGAACCATACTTTTGCACGATAAGGGCTTCTAGTTTATAGTCGTCTAAGTACCAGCCATAGTATGGATCGACGATATCATTGGACATATAGATTAGCCAATCCAATTGGGAATCGTTGTAGTAGTATTCTGAGATTACGTCTGAACGTAATTGGTGTTTGATTTCGTATGGATAGAAAACGTATGGTGAATTGCGAGGGTCATCGACAATACGATTTCGACGAGCTATGTCTTTGCATAACTTGTTGTTATAATACATATTTGGTAGGTTATCGAAATATTTTTGTGTCATTAAAAGAATCCTTCCATAGTACTCATTTGTTCGTCAGTAAGTGGAACAGATGGAGTTCCAGGGCTAGTGTCATATGTGTAATAATTCCAAGCATCGAAAGGATTGTTCGTTGGTATTCCTCCGCTTTCTTTATAGTCTTCGTCGATCCAATACTCTAACTCGAGCCATTTTGTACTAACAGTAACTGATTCTGGAGGCGACTCGCTAGAATTACTACCAAAATCCGTAAAGTTGCTAGGAGCTTTGTAGAACCCTGGAAATGGATTTCCTCCTTGATAATCAATGGCTAGGGCCATCAAAACGCATGGTTTGAATTTAAACAAGTATCTCACGTTAGGATTAAACCACATAGTATATATTTTTGGAAATTGAAGAACCAGTTTACCAGCAGTTGTTGTTCTGGGCGACATGTGCTTACGTAATGAAGCTGTTATTCGCCGAATCGTTTGAGCCTCTTGGAAGTTTTTAGGAGACAATTTCCAGGTAAAATCGAACGATCTGTATTTAGGAGCTGACATTGTAACAGTTTTAAAAGTATTTAACTGTAATCCCAATGCAGCTCCCGACAACTGAGCAACTGAAGTAGCGGTTTGGCTCAGGTTAGAAATTTTAGAAAGTAAATCCCCCAAATAACTAACGTTTTGATCGTAGTCAACTTCAAACGTGTCTGTTAAAGGCGTTGGTAAAGGTAAACGAAAAATTGCTTCAGCGGTAAGCTGCCCATTAGTTTGCCACTCGTTTTGAACTAACACAAAATGGTATTTAGGCAAGTCTGTTGGAAATTCCAACGTTGATGTAGTGTTTGCTCTAGTAATGTTATATTCAATCCTATCGCTCGCGTTTGTATTTCCAATGATATATCCAGATGCAGGTTGATTTGCACCAACTACTGTTGGAACAGTTGCATTAGATAAACCAGCAAGTAAATTTGGATTAATTGGCATTGACTTCCTTTACCATTAAAAACACTTTATTGATATTTATATAAATATATTTATGGCAAGAAAATATCATCAAGGACTATTTAAACCAACAAAACCTGAAAGATATGTCGGTGATTCCAAGAACATCGTGTTTCGCAGTTCCTGGGAAAAAAAGTTCATGTCTTATTTAGATAAACATCCCGATGTAATATCATGGGCATCGGAAGAAATGTTTATACCATACGTGTCACCAATCGACAATCGAGTTCATAGATACTTCCCAGACTTCATCGTCAAAAAGAAAAATGCAAAAGGAATCGTTGAAGTATTAATTGTTGAAATCAAGCCAAAGCATCAGACCAAACCTCCAAATATAAATACTAAACGAAACAAAAAAACTGTGATTAACGAGGCAATGACATACCAAGTTAATCAGGCAAAATGGAAAGCAGCTGAACAGTTTTGTTTAGATCGTAATTATAAATTCATCATTCTTACAGAAGACCAGTTAGGAATCAATGGCTGATAAACCACCACAGAAACCATCGTTCTTTAAACAGTTGGTTGATAACATATCAAAAATAAAACAATTGACTGATAAAGCATTTTTGCGAGTGCAAGACATACGTATGGCTTTGGGTGGAAAGAGAATCTCTGGCCGACAAGTATTCACCGATAAGTCCAGAATGTTTACATCATTGAGACCAAACCAACTTGGTAAAATGTGTATGTTTTTCTATGACCCAAAACTAAAAGCTGATCTACCATATTACGATCGAAACCCACTAGTTATTCCTTTAGAACTATACGATGATGGGTTTCTTGGATTGAACTTGCATTACCTACCACCTCAAATGAGAGCTCGTTTGATGGATGCTTTATATGATAGAATCTATAAGGTATCAACACCCAATGATATTAATGAAAAAAAACGATATCAAATCTCCTATCAATTGGTGAAGATGCTTTCTAGTCTTGGTCGTAATCGTTTGTTCGTTCCATGTACCAAAAGATACTTATATTCACATCTTAGATCCAGAATTTATATCCTGGATCCATCGGATTGGGAAGTTGCGTTATATCTACCAAACGAAGATTTTGCCAAGTTAAATAAACAAAGAGTTTGGGCTGAATCAGTTCAAAAAGCAGGAATAAAGAGAACACGATAATGCCATTCAATATCAACGACTTTAAAGCAGAGGTAAACAATCGTAGAGGACCAATGAGAACTAATAAGTTCTTGGTTACTTTTCCATTACCAGCAGCACTGTTAAATACAAACGTTGCTAGTTCTGGAAGAACATTAGAGTATTGGTGTGAATCGGTTAGTTTGCCAGGATACTTAATTGGTACGCATGACGTTCGTCGTTGGACATATGGACCAGTTGAAAAGAGACCTCTTACTCCAAGTTTTACTGATCTTCAATGCACATTCATAAATGATAACAATTCAACGGTATTGAATTTCTTTCAGACATGGCAACAACAAATTCTACCCCACGAAGCAACGAATGGAATTAATACTCTTCAAAATGGAGGATATGTTTATGAATTGAATTATAAAGTCAACTATGCAACTGATATAACAATAAAAGTTTATAATGAGGCTGGAGAAAAGACTCTGGATGTAGTGTGTAGAGAAGCATTTCCAGCTCAGATTCCCGATACCCCATTTTCATGGGCTGATACAAATAATGTAATGAGATTCCCAGTGGTTTTTCATTATTTAGACTGGTATTACAATCCACGATAAGGAGAATATACAATGGCGTTACCAAAACTATCCCATCCAACTTTTGACATTAAACTACCATCAAACGGTGAAAAGATTAAATGTCGTCCAATGCTTGTTAAAGAAGAAAAGCTTCTTTTAATGGCAAAGCAATCGGGCGAACGGTTGGATCAATTGAATGCATTGAAACAAGTTGTTACTAATTGTGTTGTTTCCGATAAGTTTGATGTTGAAAAGATTCCATTTGTTGATATGGAATACATGTTTTTGAAGATTCGAGAGTTGTCAGTTTCTGCAATTGCGAAAGCATCGTTTAGAGATAACGGTGATGATAAGGTTTATGATTTTGACATTGATTTGTCAAAGGTTGAAGTAAAGGCGGATGACCAAGCTTCTCCATCTGTTGATCTTGGTGATGGAGTTACGGTTGTTTTGAAGTATCCAACTGTTGAAGTTTATACAACAAAAAAGTTCTTTGATTTGAAAGAAGAAGATGTATTTGAGTATGTATTATCGAAGTCAATTGATAAGATTTTTGAAGGTGATAAGATGTATGATATGAAGTTGGTTTCCGACAAAGAGTTGAAAGAGTTCATTGAATCGATTCCTTCAAAGCATTATGAGAAGATTCAGCAATTCTTTCAGAACGCTCCAACATTATATTACAAGATTGAGTATGAGAATTCTAATGGAGAGAAGCGTACGATTGAACTAAAGACTCTTGATGATTTTTTTACATTTGGTTGAGCCATAACACGTTAGAAAACTATTATAAGTCGGTTTTCAACTTGGTTCAACAATTAAGATTTAGCACGATAACAGAATTAGAACAAATGATTGTATATGAGCGTGATATTTACATTTCATTGATAACTGAGGACATTGCAATCAAAGAAGAAAGTAGAAAACAGCAGCAGGCTTTGGCTGAGGCTGCTGCTAAAAGGAGATTCTAAGTGGCAGACGACAATTGGGGACGATTATCGGACCGAGAAAAGCGTTTCAGACTTTCTGAGAAGAGACAAGAAAGGATTGAAAAACGTCTTTCTGAACCAGCTGGATCTTTGAGAGAAGCGATTGGTCGAGTTCCGGAACAGATGAGAAGGAATCTCGCCGATCGTGTTTCTCAAGAGTTTGGTACTTTTGGGTCTGCCACAATTGCTGCAATTCGTACTCCTGGCGCTCGTTATCAAGCATTTAAGAGTGAAGTGGCAATTG